AGGTTTCCTTTGGCGCTACCTGTCCTATCCACCAGATGAACCCATCTCTTCCTACAAAATGTGATTTAAGAAAACCTTGATCGATCATTTAATTTTTTACCCTGTATGAGTCTCTCACTAATGTGAGACTTGAAAAAGTATCTGTTGGTGTAATCCTATGACATACATGAGCCACCAAATACTCACCACTTGTTTCATTATTTATTTGACCAGTGCTATCTCCTGGACCAATGGCAGGAAATACACATTTGATTATGTCACCTGCTTTGATTGAAAAATCACCAGCTATTTTAATTTCAGTTTGAATGGTAAATAACTGATTATATCTCATAACAGATTGCACCAGATTCTTTGTAGTATTATCATTTAATTTTGTTTCATCTCCATCTTTATAATTACCAATCTGTGCATCACCTGTACCTGGTTGATTCCAACCAACATCTAATACTCTAGACATTAATCTAGATGGAGTGCTTAGTAATTGTGGATTTAATAACTTTCCTGGTGTTGCTTCTGAATCACCTGCAGTATTGATTTTTCCATCTTGTTGATTTTCACCAAATCCTTGAACAACATAGGTAAAACTTACTGGATCAAAGAAAATAGTTCTGTTATTATAGACTCCTAATGCAAGATTTTGCTGAACATCAATGTCTGCATTAATATTATAAGATAGAATTTTTCCATCATATTCATCATCATCAGGTATTCCTACAGAATTAGTTTGAATAAAAGTTTTTTTCTTTGGTTGATCAAGAAGTGTATCAATTGATTTAAAGAAGTGTCCATCTCTAGTTTGAAAAAACATGTATCCAGCAGCACCACCAATTCCTGAACCGCTTCCAGATTTACTTGGAATTGCTTTGGATGCTAACCAGGTTAGAGTGTAAAAAGGTTTTCTATCATTACCATAAAAATTATAATTACCAGCAGTGTCATCAACATCAATTGAATTGATACCCATTGCTTTAGTGATATTAGATACGTGTGTTGATATTGGAGCATCTTTGTATCTCTTGACTACTCTAAACTGCTCATTAGCAAAATATTCTTTTGATGCAAAGTCAATAAAAAATACCTCTTTTGAAGATGCTGGGTTACTATTTCTTACTCTATTCACATAAAGTTCTAATTCTAAACTATTACCCTCATTGTCCCTTACAACTATATCTGTTCTTTCACTTCCTCTAATAGGTAAGGCATCAATAATACTACCCTCTCCTATCTTACCTCCCTCTTGCACACCAGTGTCTGTAACTACTGCAGTAGCAGTTATCGTATTTGATAAGACGCTTTCAAAATATCTGAACTCAACAACACTTGGTGAGATGTCAATAGAAAAATTTTTAGAATTAGAACTGATACTGAAATCTTCAATATCACCAGGTTCAAAAGGTTTTGCCATTATCCTACCTTATACAGCAACCCTAAGAGTTGTTTTTTATAGTAACTATTTAACATATCATTTGTAGAGGCACTCATCCTAATCATGGGTCTTTCACTTCTAGAAGGCAATGCCCCCATAGCTCCCTTACTACCTTGATCACCACCCATCATAATAATATTTGTTTGACTATCATCATATGAGGGATATTGTTCTAAGTTTCTAGATGCAACAGGTGCTGTAGACCCTGGTGAAGCAGGTCTTATTGCAGATTCAGTAACCTGCGAGAATGTTGTTGAGGGTGCTGTTTGCGTTCCAACTGCAGAACCATCTCCCATTCTACCAATTACAAGATGTTTTACAAAAGGCATTGGATCTACATCAGTTCCACTGCCACCACCAACTGATCTAACTTCAAAATGAAGGTGCTCACCTGTTCCAACTCCAGTGTTACCAATCTCACCAATGATTTCACCATTATAAGGTTGACCCTGTGTAAGAGTTGATCTTCTAGCAAGATGAGCAAATAAGAAATCATATCCACCTGCCTCAATTATAACAGTTTCTCCATATCCAGACAAGTTAGATATAAGACTTACCTTTCCTTTCAATTTAAATGCAACAAAGTATCCTTTCTGACCACTTGTTCCTATATCTACACCAGCGTGATGTCTTCCATCTCTCATACCTCTTCCACTAGTCATACCAACATCACCAGTGCCAACACCCCTTGCCATAAGGTTAGCAGTAGGAACAACATCTTTTAATCCAGTTCCAGTTGAAGTTACTTTTGGAGCAGATGTTCCATCAGTCTCTTTTGGATCTTTAACATCACCCACCAAAGGTGTTGTAGGTGTGCTGGTTTTTGTGGGCATAGTATCTATCATTTCCTGCTCTTCTTCAGTCATATCATCACTATCAACCCCAGTAAGTTTAGGATCATTAGGGTTAAAATTAGGCATTTGGAATCCTTCAGGGAAGAATGATGAAACTAAAAGTTTTCCAACATCCAATGGATTACCAAAGAATAAAGGATTAGGAAGTTCTTTATCTGATGATATAAATCCTTTTAACATTTCTTTGAATTTTTTCATTCCAGGAATCTTTGGACCAATACCTGGTACAAGTTTTTCAGGAATGCTATTAATACCTAAACCAACAATATTCATTGCAGGTCCTTTCAATCCAGGCAGTTTAAATTTAGGAATCCCTTCAAAGAATCTTCCCATTGATTCTTTAATATAATTTACTGCTTTGCCACCAACATCTAATGCTCCTGCAAAATCTTTTTGTATTCTTTTTCCAACTGCTTCAATACCACCACCTCTAAACAAAGTATAGAGAAGAGAACCTCCATATTCACCAAGAATGCCTCCAATCATTGTACCAAGAATTGGAACAGGAATCAATGTACCAACAATCTCGCCAACTGCTGTTCCTAATGCCTTGAAGATTGATTCTTCTACACCAACATCAGGGTCAAGTAAATTTATACCAAGTACAAGGAGTGGTCCAATAATTGGAATCTTGATTTTACTTAATGGACCCTTTAATCTTTTAAGAAATGGTGCAGCACCTGCTATTTCTTGTGCCCCCTTACCACCCAGAATTTTTTTAAGAAAGGGACTTACTTTACCTTTAACTGCACCTGCAATCTCTCTTCCCTTAGTTAAACCTTTTGCTGCTAACTCTCCCCCTTCAGTCAATAATTTTCTTGTCCCAGCAGCACCAGATTTAAGAAGATCTTTTGCTTTTGTTATAGTTGGTGCTAATGCTTTTTTAGCAGACCTTATTCCAAGTCTTGTATCAAAGATTAACTCAGCTGCTTTATTACCAAGTCTTGTTTTTGATATTTTACTAGCAAGACGACCTATTGGAGATGCTACTGCTTTTTTAAATAATTTACCACCAAATGATTTTAGTTTAGAGAGAGGTGCTGTTTCTTTTAAGAACCTTGCTATATTTTTTGCTGCTTGTATGCCACTCTTAATTCCATTACCTACTACATTTGCTAAGTCTTTTATTCTTTTGATTGCTGCTGCACCAAAATCAAATAGAGCATTACCAAGTCTTCTTAATCCTGCACCAATTAAAGAACCACCTTTCCTTAATATTGATGAGAATAATTTAAAAAATCCACTAAATCCTGCTTTAATAAATTTAAGTGGTGCCTTAATAGCACCTATGACAAAAGTTTTAAGTCCACTACCTGCTAATCTGAATGCTTGCAGTATTGCTCTTAGAGAAGCAAATACCAAGTAAAGATTATCTCTTACAAAATTAAATGCATCAATTATTTTTTTGAAACTCTTTACAAGAAAAAGGAGAAGACCACCAAGTAATATATTGGTGATGAATCCCATAAAATCAAATGCTTTTCCAATACCAGAAATTACACCAGAGGCAATACCTGCTGCTTTCTTTCCACCCTCAAGAAGTTGCTCCCTTTTTCTTTTTCTTAGTCTTGCTAATGCTGCTTTTCTATTCTTTCTTTCTTTAACTTCTCTCTGATATTGCCCCTTTAATGCATCATCAATAGAACCAGACAGTTTAATAATATTATTAAGTTGAGTACTAATTTTTTCAAAACCAATTTTAGAACCTTCTGTGCTTAATTTTGGATCCTCAACTATCATAGGTGATGATTTAACAATAGCACTGACACCACCGCCTTCAAGTGCTCTTACTAAAGCTCCACCTTTTTTAACACTACCACCACCAGAAACTTCTTTATCTTTTACTTTCTTCTTTCTATTTCTTATAAAATCTTTTGCTTTATCTTTAGCAACACTTTTTGCTTTATTTAAAAGAGCTTTTTTAGCACCTGCTTTTGCACCAGCACTCAATAAACCTTTAGCAAGAGGAAGTAGAAAAGCAGCCATATTATCCTACCAAACTATAGATTGATTTAATAATAAGAGTCTCAGTATTCATTGAATCTTGTGATGAGAAAGAGGGCACTCCTCTATTTCCATTTGCATTACCAGCAAGAGATGTAGGTGTAGCACCTTGTGGAATCTTTCCATTTTGATTTGAGGACATAATTACATTGGTTTTAACTGTTCTAGGTCCAGGTGCTTTTCTTGTTTGAGTGGATGAAATTGTTGCAGGTGCAGATGTGCCAGCAGTTTCAGCAGGATTTTTAACACTTGATGTAGCTGCTAAAGTCATCTTATCAAAATCAGATTTTTTAAGATTATAAGTTTTAACCTCTTTTCTCATACTCTCAGTGACAGTTACACCATCAACTTTATCTCCCACTTTGCTCATAAGGATTTTATTTCTTGATTCAGAACCCATGATAGTGAACAACTGAAAGTTTGTTGCACTAACTCCCTCTGCACTAGAGAATACATTTGTGGGCATCATACCTTGTGTTGTTGAAGTATCTTCAGTGGTATCTACTCCCATAAAACTCTTAATCTTAGATCTCATCTGGTTACCACCAGTGGATTTAACTTGTCTAGTAGAGAAAAATCCATCTGGATGCTTATATGGTCCAGGATTCAGAGAATCTAAATCCCACCTTTGAACACCGCCACTTAACTTTCCACTCTTAACACCTTGTCTTTCAATTTCACCATGAGTCATTACATTTTTATCAACATCAGCAGCAGTCTGACCATATGCTTTTAATATACCAGCTGTTTCTTTTGCCATGGCAGTGGTCTGAGCATTTGTCAGTGGATTTTCTCGCCATCCTCTACTATCACTGTATGGTTTTGTTGGTGATCCATGACCCATAGCAGCTGCTGCCAAAGCAATTGAGTTTGTATTATATCCACCAGTTCCATCTGCATTATCAACACCATATTGTGCTGTTCTCATTGGTTTCCCACTACCACTAAAGACTTGATGATATGGTCCAACATTTGAGTTATGACTTCCCCCAGTCCAGTGTAAGAATACTTTTGTTTTCTTTGCTTTTCCACCTGCTCTATCAGGAGAGTTGGCACCTGCTGTACCACCAACTAGACCACCACCAGAGAATCCTTGAGCATTGATTACACTTCCACCGCCATTTGCCATCTGAATGTTTGTGTTCATTCTAGGTATATTGTTACCACCACCAGCAGCATTCATAGCAAGTAGATTATCTGCACCAAACTTATTGACAGCACCTCTGCTCATGACAATCTCACCAGGTTGAGCAGCAATCAATTGAGTATCAGGTCCAGCACCTTTTATATTAACACCACTATTATTACTTACATTGCCACCTTGATTGTATGTGTTTGTAGTATAAGTGTTTTGAATTACTTCACCACCTTGATATGACTGTTGTACTGGTGATGGTGTTGCTGTTGTAGCACCCTCTGGCAATACTTTAAATGGATCATATGGGGGAATCTCAGGAATCTTAGGTATTTCCAATGAGGGAGGTTCATCTGGTATATTTTCCAATGGATCAGCACCAAATAGACCTAGTACATCATTAATTCTATCTTCAATAAAGTTTAATGATGAATTAATTGGTTTTAAAATAAAGTCATTGATTGGACTCAATACGAAATTATTAAATCCATCTATAAAACCATTAACTCCTCTTATAATACCATTGAAAAATTCTAATACTTTATTAAACGCATCAATCAATGGTTGTAAAAATTTCTTTGGGTCCTTTAAAACTTTTAATAAGAATAAAAGTGCTCCACCAAGCAAAATATTTTTAAAGAAATCCATCAACATATCAAAGATTCCTTTTGCAGGTTTCACTACTTTCTTTGTTAAATTCTTATCATCACCTGGTTTCTTTCCTTTACTTTCTAATAATTTTTCTCTACTTGCTCTTTTATTTTTTATCTCTAAAGCATCCTCTTCCCTTTCTTCTTTCTTATCAAGTTTTGCTTGCTTCTTAAGAGTATCTAATATACTTTTTAAATTCTCCTCAAGGTCAGTAAGTTTAAGTGATACCTGATCAATACCTTTTTTTACTTCTTCATTATCAACACTATCTTTCTTCTCTTCTTGAGGTTCAGTGGAAGATGGAATTAAAAGTGTAGAACTAACTTTTTGTTGATCTGTTTTTATTTTATTTGCAGAATCAAAAAATTTCTGTGATGATATTTTTTCAGCATCTTCATTAGAATCTTCTGCAACTTTCTTTGCTGCTTTCTCTTGCTCAGCAAAAAATTTCTTTGCATCAATCTTAGATTTTTCCTGATCCTCAGGTATCTTTATTTTCTTTATTCTAATAAATTCTTTTGTAAGAACTTCAATATCACCACTATCAGCATCGCTGTCACCCATCCTAGCAGCAGCAATTTTCTCTCTGATTAGAGTTTTATATGTGCCAAAATCAATATCACTTCCATCACTAATGCCAAGATAATTGCGCAAGATACCCTGGTCAACTTCCTTGTTTATGTTAGTTTGGGTATCAGTTGCCATTACTTTCTCTTTGCCTTTTCCTCTTCTTCTTTAAGGTGTTGCTCAAGTAGAATGGTGTAAACTTCTCTCTCCCAAGGGATTAAGTTTTCAATCTCAGTTAATGAATATTTATGGTACTGCATCAAGGCAAAATTAAGTTTATAGTATGACATCATATCCATGTGTGCCATACCTATGCGAAAAAACTTGACAGTCCCTCCAGAGTTACTTTACTCTTCTTCTTAGTCTTAGGATTCTTCACATCAATGGTATGAGAAAGTTTAGGCATTGTGCTAAAGAACTTTTCAATCTCCTTGAATTGTGTTGAATTTAATTGCTCAAGAAAATCTTTCACTTCTTGAGGACTTACGTCACTTGTTGACCAAACCTCTTCATTATCATAAATTTTATCAATACAAGATCCAATCAATTCAAATGATTGATCCATATCTGGATTTTCAAATTCAAAATTATTTCTAATAAACTGTTCAAGAGAAGGATACTTCATATCCATAAAGTAAGTATCATCAAGTTTTACAGTTTTAGTATGCTCTTCATTTCTAATAACTTGAATCTCATCAAGATTGATAGAAACTTTCACCTCAGTTTGACCATCATCTGGACAAACAATATTAACTTCTACAACCTCACCAACAGACTTACCTCTAATATTAAGGAAGAGATATTCAATATCAAAGGTAGGTAGTGTTTCAATCTTTACATCTTTACTAAGAATACAATCAGAGATAACTGCCTTGATTGCTGAGGTAATTTGTTGAGAATCCTCAGACTCAAGTGCAATCACTAAGAGTTTTTCCTCCTTAACTAGAAAGGGTCTATACTTAATTGTTTTTCCTGAAGAAGGCAAGTCCAACTCAAATGTTGGTGTTACAATTTTTGGTAAAGGCATGATGTCCTATGATGAAGTCAGTGTGAATATTTAGGCAGTGTTCTGAGATGGTAAAGAGAGTTCACCAGATTGATTTAAGAAATTTAGATTTAGAGAAGTGCCTGGCGCTATTGATGGTGGTGTTCCAACTGTTGATGTTGCTCCAGTGCTATATGGTTCAGTTACATATCTTACAAAAGTAAAGTTCACAGTGAGTCTAAGAAGATCAGTTGCACCATAGTTGATATCCATTGCATTCATGGATAATGGATACCCTTCAATCATAGTATATTTAATACTTTGATTTACTGAAGTATCTCTTTCAAATTTATATAATTCAATAACATTTTTATCTCTATAACCTTGATTAATTGATTCACGATTACCAATAGTTGATCCATCAGGGTAATTCATTCTAAATCCATTTCTAAAATTTTTATAATTCTCATTACTTCCCCTATCATTTATACTTTTTCCAGAAATGAAATCCATCCATCCTTCAAAGAAATGAAGAGTTTTATATTCAGGATCAACTATCATTTGCACTGACATTTGATCATCATACATCCTTCTATATGCCATCTTTTCAGTAACACCCATATAATCAGATGTTACATCATGGGTTGCAAATGATGAACCAGGAAGAGTAGCACTGGTGCAAGCTATATTAATTCTCTCTCTAAGATTAGAAGTTATAGCAAAACCTTTTGTTCTCTGAATATGTGATTTTACACCATTAGGAACATTAATAGACAAAAAGTAATTTGATGTGGTAGCTGAATGCATCAACTTATTTTTCAAATCATCTGTGGTGAATTTTTTTATACCTGCGCCAGATTCAGTAGGCATTTATAAATAAATTTGATTACCATACTATGTAGGAGAAAAGTGGGACAATCATTGAAAACAAAATATAAACCCACCAACCCTGACAAATATATGGGCAATCCCAACAATATTATTTGTAGAAGTTCTTGGGAAAGAAGATTTTGTAAAGAATGTGATACTAATCCAGGTGTTGTAAAGTGGGCAAGTGAAGAGTTTTCAATTCCATATGTATCTCCTGCTGATGGTAGAGTTCATAGATACTATCCTGACTTTCTAATTGAGAAAAGTGATGGTAAAAGATATATCATAGAGATAAAACCTGACCATCAAACTAAACCTCCTATAAAGAAGAGCAGGGTAACAAAGTCATATTTGTATGAATGTGCAACTTTTGAGATAAATAAAGCCAAGTGGAAGGCAGCATCTGAGTTTGCCAAAGATAATGGAATTGAGTTTCAGATAATGACGGAGAATCAAATCTTCCCAGAAAAACATCATACTAGGAAGAACTATGGAGCAAGAGGAGTATCTAGAAAGCGCAGAAAATAGATTAGAGTATGTTGTAGATGATATCATCAATAAAACAACTGCTGATGATAGAATGATTGCACTTCTTGAAGTTCTCACTGAAGTTGAAGTTATTCCTGATGTAGGAAGATATTACACTTTTGTATATCAACCAAAGACACCAAGAATAAGATATGATCAAAATCCTTTAATTGCTTGTGTATCTGTAGATAGATGGGGATTTAAAGGTGTTAATTATCACTGGGGTAAGTTTAGAAACTACACTTGGGATGAAGTAATTGGCAATCTTCATGTCATATACCCACTTGAGTTAAGGGATGCAAGATCTATTCCTTTTCAACATTTCCTAATAAATAATTAAATGCAAGGATGATCAATGGCAGCAACCAGTAACAACTCAAGTTTTTCAGAATATCTGGGTGCTCCTCTTGGCGAAACAATTTATGAATCTACATCAATAATTGATAATTATACTGACTCAGCAAATACATCTACTAAAAGAAAAACAAGTGTAAAAACAAGAGTCAATATTACTACTGGTGACATAGAAGTATATCATAAACTATCTAATGATACAGATTTTTTACTATCTACATTCAAAGTAGATGGTTCATTAGTTATTCCTGATACAGCAAGATTTAATCAGTTTTTTGATCCCTCACAACCACACACTCTTCTACAACTTGATAAAATAATAGATCTAGCAACAACAGAAGGATTAGTTAATGCAAAAATAAATTTAGATAATGCCAGTTATGAAACTTTAGCAAATACTGAATTATATAAATCTAAAGCAAATTCATCTGATGTTGAACCTGACATAACCATTACAGTTGAGGGAACCCCCCCAGTTATAGGACAAGGCAATGCAGCATATGAAGCAAGATCAGTTCCTAGTAGTCAAAAAAAGTTGTTAAGGTATCCACTGACAATTCCAGATCTGGGATATGACTTTATTAAAATTACAGCATACAAATATGTTGCTGGTGGAAGAGAATCTCTTAAATTAAGTAATAGAAAAAGTGCAAAAGAAAGACTATTAGACAATAACACACCATTGGAAACAATTATTCTTCCAATGCAACCTAATTTCTCTGAATCTAATGCTGTTAATTGGGGTGGTGATAACTTAAATCCACTTCAAATGATTGCTGGTGCAGCTGCTAGGGGAGGGATAGAAACATTAGGAAATTTTGGTAATCTTGAAAAAATGGTTGAAGCAGCGGAAGGTGCCATTAAAGATATAGGAAATGACTTGACTGCAATGTTGAGTGATCCAGCAAGTGGACCAGCATTAGTGGCATACTTTGCAGGTCAAGCAGTTAATGCAAACATTCTTGGTAGAACAGCTGGTGTTACTTTAAACCCTAACCTAGAACTCTTGTTTAAAGGACCCAATCTTCGCACATTTGCTTTTAACTTTAGATTTACACCAAGATCAGCAGAAGAATCAGAAGAAATCAAGAAAATAATCAGAGTGTTTAAAAAGAATATGGCAGTTCAAAGGTCTACTTCAAATCTATTCCTCCTGACACCTAATATTTTTACTGTTGAGTACATTTATAATGCAAATGGTGAAAATGCAGGTGAGCAGCATCCATATTTAAATATTTTTAAACCCATGGCAATGACTAATTTGAATGTCAATTATACACCTGATGGCACATACATGACATATAATCAAACTGGTTCATTAACTTCTTATGACTTACAGATGAGTTTTGGTGAGATAGAACCAATTTATGCAGATGAATATGATGGTGAAAATGGTTCTGATGAAGGTAGATTTAACGACCATCAAAATATGGGTTACTAAAAATGGCAAATTACTTTTCCTATCTTCCAAACTTTGAATATGTTAATAGAATTCCTAGTGAACAGAGTATATCCTCATACACAGAAGTAAAAAATCTTTTTAAAAGAGTTAAACTGAATAATGATTTATTTCAAAATTTAACTAACTTTACAAAGTATCAGATTGTTGGTGATGAAAGGCCAGATAATGTTTCAAACAAAATTTATGGCACTCCAAATTATGATTGGATTATCTTATTATCAAATAATATCATAAACATACAAGATGAATGGCCTATGAGTAATAGGACATTTGAATTGTATATGAACAAAAAATATGGTGTAACAAATTATGATGGAATACATCACTATGAGTCCATAGAAGTAAAAGATTCTAGTGAAAGTTTTACTGTATTAAAAAAGGGACTTGAAGTCCCTTCTGATTATTCTATTACTTTTTATGATGGTGCTCTAGGAAAAGAAAGCACCATCACAAATACAAATTTAGGTGTTACTAATTATGAGTATGAATCAAGACTTCAAGATGATAAAAGAAATATATTCTTGTTGAGACCTGACCTTATTCAAACTGTAATTAAAGATATTAAGAAGTTGATGAAATATCAAGAAGGCAGCACACAATTTGTATCTAGAAGTTTAGTTCAAGGAGAGAACATAAACTTATTTTAGTAAACTATAATAAGAAGCAATTACAAGGAGGGTGAGACACCCTCTCTCATAAGTCCACCTCATGAGTCTGCAAGTTTAGCGAAGTAAGACATAGCGTCATCATCATCGTCATTAGAAGTGGGTGCTGGTTCAGTAACTTTTGATGCTTGGTAAGAATCTTCA